TCTAGGCTTCGGTCGAGTCTTCAGTCAGTGATACAGTCTGGGATTCCGTTAGGGCTTCAGTCTGGGCTTCAGTCAGGGCTTCAGTCTGGGCTTCGGTCATGGCTTCGGTATATGGACAACATGACGCTTATTGGTTGGGATTTTATGATTATTTTAAAAATGTTTTAAAGTTAGAGAAACAGACAGAAAAGTTAAATGGTTTATGGATTTTATCAAAAAACGCTGGTTGGATAATACCACATGAAAATATTTGTTGGATTAGCGAACGTCATAATGTTTGTAAATTAAAGAATGGAGTTATTCATTGTGACGGAGGACCAGCAATCCAATATCCTGACGGATTTAGCATTTGGGGTTTAAATGGAGTAAGGGTTCCTCAATACTTAGCAGAAACTCCAGAAGGGAAACTTGATATTGATTTTTTTCATAAAGAAAAAAACGCAGATGTTAGAACAGAGTTTGTAAGAAAATATGGAATTGAACGCATGGCTAAACTCGGGAAAGTTGTTGAAACGTCAGAGAAATATTCAAACGACTTATATCGACAAAGTGAATATGAGTTGATTGATATGGGAAATATTTTAGATAAGAATTACAGACCTTACTTAAAAATGCGAAACCTTACGACGAATATTTATCATATCGAGGGCGTTTCTCCAGAGTGTAGGACGATTGAACAAGCGTTGCAGTTTAGGACTAAAAACAGATTAACTAATCTAAAAGGAGTTAAATAAAATGAATTATTTTCATGGTGAGGTTTGTATCACAAAAGTTAACGCAATACCAGAAGGACTTAAAAAAGCTGTTAAATTCAACAAAAAAAGTTACAAGTTAGCCGATTCGGAACAAAGTGGTAATCACCACCTCTTAGAAGCCAAAGAGGGAGTTGAACTATTTGAAGATTCAAACGGAGTATTATGGCTTAAGAATGAAGTACCTTGCAACGTATTCTGTGCTATCAAAGAACGGCATGATACGATCACACTTGAACCTGGAACATGGGAGATAGACCGAGCTTTGGAGTATGACCATCTTACTGACGTTAAAAGACAAGTAGCTGATTAAAGGAGTGAACATGAACACGAATGAAGAATCAAAAGTTTTTTGGAATAAATCTGCCCTTGAGAAATGGAATACTAAAATGAAGTTTCCTGAGAAGAAAGATAAATCCAATTCTTATAACCCATATGGTAACGCCTATAATAACGGATTCAATGACGCAATCGACGCTTGCAAGAAAGCCTATGAAGAAGCGTATGGAGGTGAACAATGAAAAGATGTGAACTCTGCGGTACACCAGTTAAAGTTGTCGGTCACACGACTAAGCATTATGAGCCTATCGCCGAGAAGAAGGTGAGTGTTAAGGATATTAAAAGAATAATTGAAATAACATTACCATGCTCATGTAACGATGGAAATGGAATTGTTTGTGTTGGATGTTTCTATCGAAATGTTTTAGCAAAAGCAATCGCCGATTATGTCAATGGAGGTGAGGAGTGAAAGAAACAATAAATGACTTTAAAGATATTAATGGCATAAGTATTAAAATTGGTGATGTGCTAAAAACACGGTCAAACGATTATGTAAAAGTTGTTAGAACAGATGATTTTGAAACAGGATTTGGATTCGATTTAGAAGATAGTGATGGATATAGACTATATAACCCATATTTTGCAGTTGAAAATATGTGCATCGTCGATTATGTCAATGGAGGGAAGGGATGAAAAAGAAAGATTTAAAAGAATTTAACGAAATAATCCAAATATGTTCTGTTTGCGGAAAGATTGACGCTTATAAAAATGATGGTCATGATTGCGATGAAGAAATTTACCGACAAAGCAATGAAGACAATTTATGGAAATAACTCCTAAAAACACATGGTGGGAGAAATGAAAAAAGATTATGTTTGCGTGAAGATAATCAAAGAACTGGAGAAAGACAATGACAAGGGAAATTAAGTTTAGGGTGTGGGATAAAAAATTTAAAAATTGGACTATTTCAATGCTTCAATACAATCCAGATGGATCATTAACTGCTGAACCAAATGGAATTTTAATGCAATACACAGGACTCAAAGACAAAAATGGTAAAGAGATTTATGAGGGTGATATTTGTCCATCCAAAATAAGTGGTGAATCACAAGTTATTATTTTTTCTAAATGTGGATTTACTGTCGGAGATAAAAATAGTGAATATCCAGCGTCGTTGCAATACTTACCTGTATTTCATAATCAAATGGAAGTAATCGGAAACATATACGAAAACCCTGAACTACTGGAGAAAGACAATGCACATTAATAACAAAAGGAGATTAAAAATGAGTAGAAGATTAGATTATGTAAAGTATGACGAAAGAGCAACAATCCAACAATCAGCTTTTAAAGATTTATTTCTGGATTTAGAAAATATGGCTGAAGGATTAAAAGATGGTCGTGCAAAATCATTAGTAATGACATATCTTGAAATAACTTATATGTGGGTAGGAAAAGCTATCCGTGATGAACAGATTGCACGGAATCCAGAAACTCGCGATGTTATGGAAAGAACAGAGGAATAGACAATGCACATTTTCAGAAAGATTCCTGAGAAAGCCTTAATGTACACAGGCGGTGATGAGGTTGACGAGTATTCGTTGGGATTTAACACTTGCCTAGACCAACTCGAAGCCGAGAGGGTGGAGATTGACGTTAAGAAGTTATCTTCATTTTTGAAACCTTACATACCAGTATATTATGAAAAACAAGCCGATTTCTTAGCTAAAGAAATCCTCTCAGCGATAAACAACGGGGAGATTTTTAAATGAAATCAGTCTTACTACCAGTGAATAACGGATGACCGACGGGTACATCGGGTTAGCCAGTGTAATCACACTTATTATATTATAACGGTGAGATTGTCCTGAACAACGCCACAGGTAGTATTAACCGCCGACGGGCGGGCTGATTAAATTTAGGAGAACATAATGAAACCAATTAAAGCATACGGAATATTTGATGATAATAATGAGCTTATGTCTGTTCATGGGTTCATACACGCTATCATTCCATATAAGAAATACGCAAGAGAAGCGTGTGAAGATATTGAAAAAGAGAAAGGGTTTAAATGTACATTCAAGAAACTATTAATAACAGAGGTTGAACAATGACCAAAGAAACCCAAGAACTAGCTGACTTCATAGCTGACGAGGTGGATCGGATTCAGCCGTCTTTCGAGGTGTTGGCAGAGAAGATTATTGAGGCAGGATGGAAAAAAGTTGTACCAGAACAAAAGTTACGAATAGTTAAGATGGAAACAATTTTAAAAATACTCGATAAAATGACAAATTATCCACTACATATATCAAATAAAGATATAGCCAAAGCAATCCATAAAAGAATATATAAATGATAACCACCCAACAACTAATCCAAAACATAAACCTTTTCAAAGCTCAAAAAATAAGAATTGTTGAAATTGATGAAACTAGAACTTTCAAACAAGGTAACGTTAAATCGTTTAAAATCGTAAAGCTCGAGGATGTGGATAATATATTGAATACTCCAGAGGGTCGAAACTAGTCCTGATCCTAGTAGCGTCCTCGGGCATTAAACATATGCCAAAAACAAGAAAGAAAGCTAAACCGAATCACCCATGGAAATTACCGTGGTCTAAAAAATCACAATCAAATAAAGACGTTGAAGGATGGGAATTTGAAGGTAGAAAATTACACAATAAACCTATTAAACGAGATACATGGAGGAATGATGTCTACTAAAAGAAAAAGTTATCGAACAGTTTTAAATAGGGTTTTATCTGATGATGAATTAGCTGTATTTTTAGAATTAAATGAGTTTGAAAAGTATGATAGAGAAATGATACGGGATATTCTTATTATCGCAAGGTTATACGACAGAAATTTTAACAGAATGAAAAGTGAAGATGATTCAATGAGAAAATCAATGTTCTTTAAAATTGAAAATTTATTAAATGGTGCAAGTATACATCTAAGAGAATTAGCTTGTATCAGACCACGAACGCCTAGTCATACTTGGATGACAAAGCATAAACGAAAGGAGAAAATTAATGAAAATAATCAACAGGATATTTGAAAAGAAAGACTTAACTACAAACGAAATTGAATTGCTTTATCTATTAGAAAGAAAGAAAATTATTAGTTTAGTTGAAGTTAAGAATGTTATTGGTGTTGCAAGATTTGGAACAAATAAAGGTAAAGGGTCTGAATTATATAAGATAACGAGTAATTATACAAAGGAGTAAATCATGGAAATAATAGCGTCGATACTAGCAGTACTGGGAATCGGAATTTTATATTTCATTCCGTCAATTGTAGCAATAAACAAAAAACATAAACAAGGTATATTAACTTTAAACTTGTTTCTTGGGTGGACTCTTATTGGGTGGGTTGGTGCATTAGTTTGGGCTGTATCAGATAGAAAAGAAGTGTTTTGTGAATAAAAACTTAGTCATCTGCCCAACAATAAATCGAATAGAACAGTTTACCAGAATGGCTGAATCGTTTTATGCTACAAACTTCACTTCTGATTTAATTGTACTAACAGAAAAACAATCAATTACAAAGTTAATAAACAAAGTTAATTTTGATAATTACAAGTATATAAGCGTAACAAATGATGATTTCTTTTATCATACAGTCGGTTGGGATGCCGGTTTAATTAATGTCATAGAATCAAAGAAAGGTTATGGGATTGCTTTCGGTTGTGATGGAAGTGGGAACAAACATTTGCCAACAACAGCGGTTATGAGTAGCGTTATATTTAAAGCACTAGGTTGGGTTCATCTTCCTACTCTTGATCATTTATGCGGTGATATGGTTTGGCAATATATAGGTCATAAGCTCGATTGTTTGTATCACGTTCCACAAGTTAAGATTGAACATATGCACTTTCTATTTAATAAATCGGAGAAAGATGAAGTATATGAAAACACCAATTCAAAAGAAATGTACCAAAAAGACAACGAAGCATTTAGACACTGGGTCAGAAACGATTCAATCGAGGACATCAAACGAATTCAATCAGCGTTGGATTTGTTCAATTTGTAAAGAACCGGCTGATTATAAATCAAACAATAAGTTTTATTGTGATGAACATTGGGAGTATTAATTATGTCTAAAAGAAAGGAAAATGATATGGATAAAGGATTATTAAGTACAAAACTTTATGAAGCACTTAAAAAAGGAAATAAAAAAGAAATGGAAGATATTAAATTAAGAATTAAAAAGAAACATAAAAGAATGGGTATTTTAAAATAAGGAGATAGAAATGATTATTGAAGTGTTAAGGAAAGAAAAGAAATGGTATTGGATAGTCAAAGCTAATAATGGTAAGGTATTTGCACATAGTGAACAATATTATAATAAATCAAATGCCATTCGTTCAGCTAAAAGTTTTATAAATCAATCTCATAAAAATCCAGATTATTTAATCATGTCAAATGATTTGCCAGAGAATTGGGGTAAAATTAAATGAGCATTCAAGTCAGTTTATTCGCTTCAAGCGTTAGACCGCAATTGTATGAATCATTATTTAAAAGTTTAGAAGGAACGAGTGTTGAATATGAGGTTGTTTTTGCAGGTAATTTAGAAAATAAAGATTTAATGAATAAAGAATGTGAAAATTCAGGAATTTCATTTGAAAGACCAATACATATTAATATTGATGAAAATGAAAATGAATATATTACTTTTTTTAAATATATAAAAACAAAAAATTTAAAACCTGCCCAATGCTACGAAATAGCTCGTCGTAATTGTCGAGGTGAATGTGTTGTTTGGGTAGCTGATGACTGCGAATTTCCTAATGATGTTATTGGTAAAGCATACAAATATTGGAAATCACAAAATAATGAGAAATTGATATTGTCGATTCAGACAAAAGAATCGGGTTATGGTGCAATTAAAGGACAGTTATTCAATATGGACAATCATAGATTTTTCGGTTCAAATAAATCAACTCCATTAATGGCTCCATTAGGATTAATGTCTAGGAAATTCTTAAACGATTTAGGCGGTATTGACCGTCGATATGTGTGTGGACAATACGAGAATCAAATTGTTATGATGGCTTACGCTAACGGTGGTTCAGTTGAAATATTTGGAGATGAACATTGTTTTATAGATATTGACCATTTAGGAAAATCAATTGCAATAGGTGAGTCTAAAGATGAGCGAGATTTTCTTAATAGGCCATTTGCAACAGGGTATGAGAAAGATAGAGAAATACTTGAACAAAATTTCTTCAGTCGTAGAAGAATATCTTATGAAGATTACACGTTTGAACCATACGAAGATAAAGACCTTTTAATCAAATCTCAATCAAATAAAGGAAAATGGGAATGAGAAAAGGACAAAAACATTCTAAAAAAACAATCAAATTAATTAAAGAAAAAGTTAGACACGCAAACTATATGGGTTGGGGTAAAAGGTTATGGACAGAAGAAGATAAGAAGAAACATAGTTATATAATGAAGAAATGGTGGAAAGCGAGAAAACAATGCGAATATTAATAACAGGAATTACCGGAAGTGGCGGTTCTTATCTTTTAGACTGCAAAGATATGGAATTAAATTTATTATACAAGATGAAATGATGTTTACAACAAGAATTGATATTCCTTTAAATAATTGGGAATCATCACCTTCTAAGTGGAGAAGAAGATTTAAATAAGTTATTGATTATCAATCTTCAATTGCAAAACTTCACTAAAATACTTTTCACTAAAACAAACATCACCATTATCTTGAAAATATACATCTCTTTCAGTAATAGGATATATTGTTGTCTTTTTACTTACGCAACTTATTAATGATAATGTTAATCCTACTAACATCACGATCTTTAAGTGCCTTAACAGCTTCATTATGTAAATCCTCTTTTTCTTTTTTAATTAAAGGGTCGTTCTCAAATTTATTCTTAAGAATCAAATAAATTATCTGAACGACCGCTTCAATTAACTTTATCATTACGCTTTCGGTACAGCGTTCCTTAACGCACCTAACCCAAGAAAAGCAAGGATTGCATTGACTACTTCTCTTGAACTATCGTCAATAATGCCTGAAGCAACTAGTCCGTTATAAATAACACCAATTGCCATTACTGCGTACGTTTTCCAACCTTTCATATTATTCTCCTTTTTTCTTCATTGTAACGATTCAGTTAAAGCGATAATAACATTATTGATTGTGTCTGTTGCAGCTTGTATCGCCGGATCGTTATTTGTGTTCTTTAATTCGTCGATTTTAGCAATTACTGCGTTTGCTGTTGCTTGTAATGAAGCTACTGAGTTGTTCAAGTTATCAATTACCTCTGACATTTTTTCTCCTTTGTTTGGTTTATAAATCTTTGATTTTCATGTGAGCACAATTATCGTTTACATGAGTACCTACGCAATTCTTTACAGCCATATCTCCATCTTTACCCCAATGTCCTGCTCTGACCATACTATCACCAACAACGACTGTAAATCCTAAAATAATTAATAATGTAAATACGTCTGCGATTCCTTTTTTGTTCATTTTATTCTCCTTATGTTGATAAAACTAATTCATATAAATAAATGCTTCCAGTCATCGTTCCAGAAGAACATAAAAATTCAAAATCAGTTATTGTTGTATCTGTTGTGAATACACCAGCATAATCATTTTTTTCGTAATATGTTGCTCCTTTTGATATTGAATCCCCATAAACGAAAGCTGAATCTGTATTTTTCTTTGTTGTATCTATATAAAATTTACCAGATACAGCTGTTCCAGCAGCTGCTCCACTAGTTGTGCCAACATAAATTTTTGTCGTTCCATTAAACCCCCATAATGTATTTGTTGGCGTAGTTGTTGCCATTTGATGAGCTTCTCCAGAACAATCATAAACACTTCCACTTGCACTATTAAATCTAATACTTATATCACCAGTTGATGTATTCTGTGTATATTGAAATAAAACAAGATATAATTTATTTGCTTCAAGTGTTATATCTCCGCTATTATTAACAGCACTCATAGATGTAACAGACTTAATTGTCATACCACTAGGACCAATAACATCCCAACTTGAACCATCATAAATCGCATATTGATCTGTATCTGTTCTGTAAAATGGTTGACCTATAACAGGAGTAGGAGAAACTGGATATGATGTACCTTGTGCAACAGCACCAGAATCTGCTAAAGATACAGCAAGTCGAGTTACTAAATCAACAACAGTACCAGCAACATCTGTTCCTAATTCTGTTTGAATAGCTAAAAGTGCAGCTTTTATCTTATTAATATCCGACTGTTCAACTAAATCTTCTTTATCTGTAATGGTGTTCCAAGTATCTAATGACCCTGGATAATCTGAAGTTTCTTGTCCTTCTGCCATAATGTACTCCTATAATGTTTGACGTATTTGATCTATTTTATATTCTAATTGGCTCAAATCTTCAGCCATATTTGGTCGTAATTTACCTAACTGCATTGAAGTTTTTAAGTTTCCTAAATTGTCTATTGAATACCCAATGCGATTAACTTGATAAGAAACTCGACCATTATATAAGAAATCCCCGTATTTTCGTGTTCCATAAGTTATCGCTTTAGCCGGTACTTGTACTAAAGGAATCGGAATTGTACTTTCAATTAAAACGTCATTTAATATATCCAATCTTGCTCGTCGAGTAATATCTCTAAACTCTGTAAATACAGCGTCAGCGTATTGTGTTGCTACTTGACTTGTAACAATAGAACTGTTTTGTATAACCCGATCTCTACGTTTCCATTTTGTTTGGCTACTTAAATCATCAAACGTTTCTGTAAAAGGAGAACCATAAACATCACCGCCAACAATTTTTACTCTGTTTACAATATCGTGAGATGATGTATCGTTTGAAAAAGAAACACCATTACTATTTAAAGGAAATATCAAACCAGCCGTTGAACTTCGTTGTTTAAAAAAGAATTTCCTATCCTTATCAACTCCCCATTCTCTTGACCCTGTAATATCAGCTAACGTTTGGAATATATCTTGTCCGTCTTTATCTGAAAACTCAATCATATCCGGTGTGAATGATGTTACTTCAATATTTCCACCAGAATATCCGTCATGTGTAATATCTGTGTTTGGCGTTATATAAGTATCAAGAACATCTAACACAATCGAACTGATTTCTTGGTTATTATAAGAATCGTTAACAACAATATCTTTTAACTGCGATTGATACCCTGAACCTGTAATTGATATTGTTTCGTTTACTCCTCGAACATTATGAGATTTATTCTCAATGCGACCTTGATATATAATATCAAAACCTTTTGTTACTTGATCTTTTTTGTATATCTTTACGTTAAAATTACCGCCTAAGAACGTTTCCTCACAAAAACGAATAGGAACGTCAAATGCAAAAGAACCACAACCGCCAATCCTGTTATAATCCCAAGATATGTTTGAAGCTATATCTTGAATTTCATCTATAACTTTAAAATACCTATCGCTAATAACTATTTTATAATCCAATTAATACCACCTATTAAATCTGTCAATTAATATTGTTCCTGAAACAACTCCTGTTACTTTAAACAAATTATCACCAGGTACTAATATAATATCAATCTCGTTTGTTACGTTTCCTAAATCTTCTGTTCCATTATTTTTAACACTCAAATTTTCTGAATCAATAACCAAATCCGTTGACGTAACAAGTGTTCCTGTATATGTAAACTTTTGACCTGACGTTAAATTTTCGACAATAACAGAAGTTATATTTGAGGATGAATTTGTAACTGTGATAATAGGATAAGTTATTGCATTACCATCATTCGTTACTGTGAATGAAGTTGTCCCAGATAACGCTTGTGATTTTCGATACATCTGATTTGAATATTCAAACGGGTCTGGCATATTGAATTTAACATTTCCTTTACTAACTCTTGAAGCTGCAATATCCTCAGGATTAAAATTGTCTATATAACATTTGTAAAATCTATCATCATAAAAGAAAAGATTTTTAACTTGAGAATTTCCATCAACATCTTTATTTTGTGAGTTAAGAGCTAACTGTAAATCATCTAAATTTGTTCTTTTTGCCGTAGGAGTTGCACCAATAACCATAAAATCATAATTAATACTTTTACTGTCAATTCTAACATTTGGAGTTTTAGAACCGGCTCGTCTTGGCGCTGTATATGATTGATCAATATATTTATTAGATGTTTTTCGACCACTAAAATCCGCAAGATTAGTTAATACAACAAGTGATGAATCACCTAAACATAAAACCCCGTTATCAAAATAAGCAGTCGTGTCGCCAGTATTAACCTGCATTTCAACTCGTAATCGTATTGCTGATACGTCTATATCATCTGTAACCTCAAGATATTCCCAACCGGCAACTCCTGAATGATAAGATGATTGCCCAGAACCAACACCATCACTTAACCCAATCCTCGCTCGACTTGCTACTGTTGCATATACCCAACAACCGAATGTTACCTTCCGACCTTGATAATTTTCATAGTCATCTAAATCGTGATAAAGTGTTGCGTCTGCTCCTGATCTTGTTACGGCTGCACTATACGTTCCTATTTTAACAATAGTTGACTCTTGAGCAACAGAAGCACTTGCACCCGATAATGTATGCTCAGTTGGTGCTGATGATGTACCATTAACCCAATCTTCCATGCCTGACCACTTTAAAAGATTTTCATTACTTATTTTTATATCTATATTTGACATTAGAATCCTCTTGCTGTCCTTAGTTGACGTTCAAATTCAAACCCAAGTTTTTCTGCCATTCGACTAACAGAATCGCCGTCTTGTCTAATACCACCTTGAATATAAATATTTATATCACCAAAAGAACCACTACCACCACGACCACCGATAGAAATATCCCCACTACGAACCGCAGAAGCAAAATCACGAGGAACAACCATTTCTCCAGGTGTCAACATAGCCGGTACTGAATCTGTACCTTTAGCGAAACCAATACTTGCTATCGCTGCTGCTTCTGCAAGTTGACTTAATTTAACGATTAATCCATAAACAGGACTTCCAGTTTCAGCAGCTGCTTTTGTTCCTGCTTGTATTGCATTTACAACAGAAGAAGTAAAAGCAACAGCTTTTGCTGCAATTGCTACTGCTTTATTTTTTTCTCCTAAAATTTGTAATGTATTAACAATAGAATTTGCTGATTCTTTTGCATATTTTTTCTTTGCTTCAGCTTGTTTTTTTGCTGCATTAGCAATATCTTCTTCTATTTTTATAGCTAAATCTCTTAATGATTCTAAATTAATTTTTCTTTCTTCTATATCTTCACTATCATTGCCAACATTAATTTTTTCTTTTGTTTTATTAAAATCTTCAATAATTTGATCTGTCGCAATATTTGCTATATTCACCGCACTATCAAATGCTTTTTTAAAACCATCTATAATGCCAACAGGATCTTCATCTTTAGTAAAAAAATTTTTAATATTATCAAAAATATTTTTAAAAGCCGCAGGTAATTCTGCTAAAAATTCAAACGTAAATGAAAATAATTTTATAAATCCAGCAATTGCTGCTACAATCGAATCTCTAAAAAGATTTATAACAACTGTTAAACCTTCTATCGCAGGTTTAAAAACGACCCCAAGAGTAGCCGATAACGTTGTTGCAGATTTATTAAATAAATCCATAGTATTTTTAGAATCTTTATTATATTTTGATAAATCATTAACACTTTTTATAGCTAAAGCAATTCCAACAGAAAGACCAAGAAAAGCTGTTCTTAAATCACGAACTTCTTTATTAACTTTTTTTAATCCATCTTGAAAAGAATTTGTTGCTTTTTTACTACTATCTTCCAAACTTTTAACCTGCTTAATCATATCAGCATTCACCTTTCTAAATTCAGGTGAAGCTCTATCAATCATCTCAAGCATTATGTCAATTCTATTTTCTGCCATTTTGTTCCTTATTATGTTTTGTTATTTCAGATTCAATGAAACACATAACATCTATAAATTTACTGCTTTGATAAAGCCATCCTTCGTTTGTTGGTAAGATACCATTCTTATAAAGGTTATAAGATTTAATCCACCAATAAACTTCTTGATTAATTTGTGATTTAGGACATCTTCTAAAATAATACTCACCTATTTGCCATCTCTTTTTTATTGGGTGATCTTTATCTTTATATTCCTGGCACTCATCATCACATTCATGAAAAAGTGCCACTATTAGTTTTTTATTTCTTGCTCATCTGATAACTTATTTAATCTGTTTATCTGTTCAATTAATTCACCAAGAACTTTGACATTAACAGATGAAATCGCTTCTTTAACGCTTTTATTATCAAAATTCTTTACCTCAACGATTGACTTTTCAAGATAAAATTCTATTGATTCATTCGTTCCTAAAGTCATCATTTCTAAACTTGACAACGGTTTTAAAACAAAAACTGTCTTTGGTTCTGTGTCATCATATTTAGAAACAAATTCGATTCTTTGGTTTACATCAATTCCTTTTAACATAACTACTCCTTATCCTTGAAACTGTAATTCAATTGAATATCCGTCAGATGTACTTTCGGATATTTGACCATTTATTTTATCTCTTAAAATCCCTTCTGAATCTTCAAACTCAGGATTGTAAGGGTTAAATTTAGGGATAGTTACTAAGAAATCCCCACAATCGTAACTCAAATCTCTTTGATTAACTAAAGCATCACCATAAAAGTCATATGAAGTTACAATTGTTGTTTCAGGATTAATTGAAGCAACTGGGTTTCTATCAGTGATTTCGAAACCGGCTATTGCATACGTTGCTGATAATGAAGGTCTTTTAACAACTGTGTTTGCTAAATCAAAATCCATTAATTGAGCGACTAATGTTGTTTTTCCGTTATAAGTAAATGTTCCATTCTTACATACTTGAACATCACCGGCAACTTCGTCATATACAGCATCTGTTGGCATTGACGTAATGGCAGGAGTTGCACCTTTCATTCCCATCATTGAGAATTCAAGCATAGCAAATTTACCAGCTTCGAAAACTCCTTTAACATTACCAAATACACCATTAATTTTATGTAATCGACCACCAAGATATGCCCATATAGTACAAGATTCAAATGATGATGAACGATCTCTATATTTAACAACCGGTGATCCACCAGTAATAATCGTTTCGCTCATACCACAAGCACGAAGTAATGGTCCTAATCGTGGCGGTAATCCTGGTGTTCCTGTACTTGAAATCTCAAGTTTAAATCCTATTTCATAATATTCTTCAACACCTATTGAAGGTTTACGCATTAAACTTTCGTGTTGTGCTAATCGTTCAACAGGAGTTTTTATTGGTTTTAGTGTTAGATCAATAACCTCAACAGCATTTGCCGCAGTTGTCGGCGTTGGGTCTGTTGCGTAAGTTGTTTCAATCTTTGCTAATACCAAAGCCCGTCTTGTTAATTCAACCATTTTTGTTCTCCTTAATAACTAACTGAATCTTGAACAGTTAGCTTTATTGTTAATAAAAAGTAATTTTCCAAAGGTTCTACATTCCATTCGACATATCGAAGAAACCTTATTGTTCCTAACCAATTACTTGGGTCATCTAAATCTTTAATTATAGGTTCAATCTTTCGATACATTATATCTCGATTAATAACGTCATTATGTTCTGACTTACTAAAAGCTAATTGAACAACCCAAGTTTGATTATCAATATATCTTATATTTAACTTGTTACCTTCATCTGTTAGTTGACCAGATTCAACTGATAATATAAAACTATTGTTATATTCATTCTTAGGTGCATTATCAAAATCAAATGCTTGTTTACTTTCAGAATATCCTAATCCTTTTAATCGACCGGCTATATAATTTTTGGTTATATCAAACGACATCTTATCTCCTGTTTATTGGTGCAATCTCGCTATATTGAACCGGTATTAATACACAATGACAATTTTCTCGACATACAGTGGCACCTGTTCTTGGTAATCCTTCAGCTTCCCATTCATCCCATGTTTGTGTTCTTCCATGTCGTTCTAAACAATCAGGACAAGTTTTAACTAATACCGCACTCCACCTGTATTTTGTATCTACACCGAACTCTGAAAAATAACCGTTATCCCTAACACGATTAACTGAACCTCTTGCTGTTGATTTAATTGCCCGTCTAAATTCTGAGAATATACGACCATTATTATTCAAATCATCCAATAATTCTTTTTTTATAACTTCCAAATCAGCTCCTAAAGATACTCTTGTTCTAATATATTCTTGAATAGTTAATGCTGATCTTTCTGTTTTCGTTGACATAAATAAACGAATGGCAAATATTTCTTTATTAAACAATCTATCAAATATCGACTCACTTGGCATTTTCAATATCTCGTCTAATTAATTTATTCATCAAACTCATAGCATTTTGTTCAGCACGATCAGATATTCCAAAAAACTCATATGTTGTCCCATCTTTTAATCCTTGATTTTGTAATATATCAGCCAATGTATTATTATCTAAAGGTGCAGGAATTTTTGTTGCTCTTTTTCTTCGTTTGCCACTTAATAATGCTCTTGATTGATACGGAACTCGTATACCTGAAGGAAACATAACAACACCGGTTTTCCCGACTTTTTCAATTTTGAAAGAACTTTGTAATTGTCCAGAAGCGATTAAAGGAACATCAGCTCGTAATCCTCTTAATAATTTTTCCTTTCTCCAAGCGTCTGATGTTTGTTTGTGTGGACCATCACTTATATTAATACCTGTCCTTATCCTTGCGACAATATCTCCTTTAATAACTCTATCCATAATTATCAATAAATGCTCTTGAAGATTAATCTTTGGAAACTTTAAATTCATTTTAACTTTGACATTAATGCTCATATCTTACCTTCATTTAAATTCGGGTCATCTGACTTCTGAATCTTAACATCTCCATCATCTATTATACTTTTAGCAAACTTAATTCCATTCTCAGCTGCGATTGTATAATACTTTTCAATTAATAAGTTTTCCATATCTTCTGCCGCCATTTGTAATACTTCTTGTGGGTTATCAATTATTAAATCAATATCAATATCACGTAATATTTCGTCAAAATCGTTCTCAATAGATTCCTCTAATATATCCATAGCGTCTAAATGTTTAACAATAACTTGATCAAGCACCCCAAATCTCCTTGAATTGTTTGGAACGATCAGACAAAGATTTACGAAATACCTTATCTCCCATAGATCGGATTGATGAGTTAATTTTATGATAATATCGCCCCTTCGGATGATTAATATGTGCGACATATTGAATTACTCCTTCTTTCTGCATACGTTTAAAAAAGTCGTGATCTTCCCAACCGTATCCTTCTTCTCCAAAAGCACCATCTTCGCATAATCTTAATCCGTCTTTAAATATAGAACGTCTATACATACCATAAAATAAACAAGCACATTTATGAACAACCGGTTCAAATAATTGTTCACATCTAGTTTCAAAATACGTTGCTCCGCTCTTTCCGTCTTGATCTGTCCATTTATTTGGGTACATTCCAATAGCGTGTTTGTCTTTGTTTTCGTCAAGAAACTTAATCAACTTTAATATGCTATGCGGAACAGGACAAACGTCACCGTCCATCATAAAGATATATTCACCTCGACTATGATCAATTCCTTGATTTTTACCCTTTGATATTCCCATGTTTTCACTATTAAACATTAAGTTAGTAAGAAGCCATGGGTGTTTTTCTTTCCACTTTAACATAAACTCTTTACTTCCGTCTGTTGAACCGTTATCCACAAAGATAATTTCATGATCAATATATTTCAATTCCTCAAGAAGCATTGGTAATGACATTTCAAGAACGTCAAGATTGTTCCAACATAAAATATTAACCGAAACTTTCATGATCTAAATATCCTTATTGAACTGATACTTGCTTGTTCTTCTTCAACTCCTGATATTGTTCCGCTTTCATCTTCGTCATATTCGAGTTTTAATGTATCAAATGAATTGCTGAATAAACTCCAATATCTATCTGCAACTCTTGTCCATTTATCATTGTCGTCATCCATTAAATCTAAAGCTATGAAGTGAATCGTTAAATAAATCATTGGGACTTTTAATTGAGAACTTTCAAGAATTAAAGCATGACGTTTACCTTTGTTATAAATCATAGTACATAATTTAACGAATGATTGCTCAATTGCTCTTGAATATGATTTAACAACACGATAGACACTAGTTGTATCTGGCGTTGTTACCCAATCAGGAGATACTGTTATTTCAGAATCAGCTTGAACAAAATCAGTTATATCTCTAATCTGATTAACTCCTGTTCCTGATAATATTTCAATTGTACCACCATTCCAATAATCGTCTGGTTGTTTCAATTCTGATGTATCAATTAACGTTGACGCTGTTGCTGATGTTGCTGTACCTTGTTGCTGAATATTAGTTGTTCTTAAACTTTCAAGCTCATTATATAAGTCGTCGTCTGTAATTGGAATTGATAACCTTGACCGAACAATATCAAACAACTGCGATTCATAATAAGTTTGTCCGGCTATTGAATATGTCCATTCTGCTATGAAGTTTAATCCAAGAGTTGCTGTATGTGTTGTCGTTAAATCATAGGTCATTTCACCTAAAGCGTCTATTGTTACCGCTGCTGACGCTTGAATTTCTGTTCCACTAGGATTCTTTAAGACAATAAAACCTGATGTTGGAACTTGTTGAACATTATTTATAAACGTTGATATTCGTATAACACCGGCTTTATCTTTTAGAAATTCTTGTTTCATGATAATAACCTCGATTTGGTTGATATATTTGAAGTCGAATGTGAAACAACATTATTCGATTCTTTACTTAATAATGTTTCGGCTCTTTGATAATTCAAAACAGATAACCTATTATAGAATGTCGGAAATGCTATATAACTCCTGCCTCTTGGCACTGCAATTAAATACCTTTGAGGCAAACTTGTTTGTATATAATTAAACTCTTTATCTGTAACTTGTAACTTCCAGTAAACACCACCGGTTATGTCATATAAATATATTCCGGCGTTTCCTGGTGTTAATGTTTCTTCCCAACCAAATTGCTTATCGTCAACAAATAATTGCCAATATATTCCTGTTAAACTTGTATCTTCAACAATAGGTTCAGGACTATCAGGTAAAGCAGTATATTCCCAATAGAATTGAGCGTCATTTATCTTTAAAGCGTAATTGTCGCCTGTTGTCCTATCTTTAAGAACATATTGGTTAGCCATTATTTATCCTTACGAAAACTGTAAACTGTTCCTGTATAAGTTACTTTCAAATAACTGTTCCACCCTTCACTCATGCTTGTACTATATAAATCTTTCCCACCTTCTACACCAATAAACCAATTTTTATAAACTTCGACTAAATAAGGTGCGTCTAACTTTGTACCAAATTCATTCTTAGTTTGATCATAATGATTGCTTGAATAGAAATTGTTGTTAATATCAAACGCATGACCTGCATAAGCGTTACTTGCTACAAATGCCATTACTAAAACTAATAATAACTTTTTCATTCTTTCTCCTTTAATAATAATTTAATTATCGTTTCTTTAGGGTATAACAAGAACCGAAGTATACCCTCCCTAAACTTGATCACTAAAATAAGAACTATAATAAAAGCTGTCGCTAATGACCACGCTATACAGATCGTTTGAATATTGTATTCAATCTTTTCTTTAATACTTGGCTGTTGTATCGTTTGCTGTTCTAACATATCTAATAACTCGTTTCTTTGAACCTTGATCTGTAAAAGACCTTTATGGTCGACCACGTTTATTCTCGTTTAATATGCCTGTTTCAATGATCCGATCTAGCTTTCTGTTTATTGAATCAAACCCATTAACGATTGTGTCCTGCATAGTGATAATCTTTGTTTCATTGACTGATACCCTATTTTCAATAATACTCATGTACCTGTACCGATCACTAATATCTGTTACTATCGAATCAATCTTGCTTGTTCCGTTTTTCAACTCAATCCGAAGCTCTGTAATATCTTTATCGTGTACTTTTAAAGTAATGTATATCTGCTGTAACCCCCACGATAAACCACCCACGATTATTGATAGCATAAACACACACGCTTTTAAAAGAACGTCTGAGTACCTTGCTTTTCGTCTGTCAACTTGTGGAGTTGGGTTCATTTACTCAATGACTCCCAATCTCTTTGCGTCTTGTATTTTACTTAATAATTCTGTTATCTGTGTGTCTATCTCAGCAACTTGAGCATTAAGATCATCTTTTCTTTTATTTAACTCAGCTATTTCACGTCGCAATTCAGATATTCTCATAACAGTCGCAGACGATACTGTTTCTGTGATTCTTAACTGATTATCGTTTTCTTTCGTTACAACGTACTCCCTTGTGGCATAACACGAACTTGTTACTAATACTAAGAACATAATTGATAGAATTGCTTTTTTCATTAATATCCTTTCACGTAGGAAACTACATCCCATTTGTTAGCAGTTGAATTATAAATACAATCAATATAATCTGTTGTGCCTGATGTCGTCAATGTTAATCCTGTTATCGTTGTTCCAAATCTGAAACCTCCTGTACCAGTATTCAATGCAAGCGTTCTATCCGCTCCACTTGCAATATGTCTTATCGTTATTCTTTGTCCTGCGGTCGGATTTGATGGTACTGCTATTGTTCTATCTCCCAAAGCTGTCAATTCAAATACGTTTCCTTGAATAGCATTTAAAGCAGGAGTTGCCCCATCAGTTAAAGTGATAACTGCTCCTGTAAGAACTCTTTTTCGAGCGGTATTAGTTGTTGTGGTCATGTAAATATTATCTGTTAAAAACTCAATCGCTCCTGCTTCTGGTGTAGTTAATAAAGGTCCTGTATTAAACTTTAAAGGAGCTGTACTTGCCGTAGCTGTACCTGCAGCAATATGAAGTCTAGCTGTTATACTTGTTGGCACAACACTAATACCCACGCCATTAACTCCTGATGTACTTCCATATAATAAACCACCTATATTTATTTGATTAGAAGCACCTGCTGATGTTGTTGCTTTACTAACTCCAATTACAATGTTATCGCTTCCAGTGGTTGTTGTGTAACCAGAACCCATTCCTATAAAAGTATTATTATCTCCAGTTGTTAAAGCGGTTGCAGCTAAATAACCGACAACTGTGTTTTGCGTTACGCCTGTTGTTATAGAAGAAGCTGTTTTTGATCCAATAAATACGTTTTGAGTATTGCTTGATCCTGGATTAGTTGCTCCTTTTCCTGTTTGATATCCTATCGTTACGTTATCATCTCCTGCTATATTCTTTCCCGATTCATAACCAATAGAAGTATTATTATCTGTACTTGCTGCCATTACGCTTAACACATAAGGACCAATAGCAGTATTAAATTTACTGGTCGTCGCTGCTGTACAAGATTGATACCCAATACAAGTATTATAATATCCTGTTGTAACTGAAGCTAACGCACTTTCTCCAATACCAATCATATATGAACCAGTATCAGTTGCTCCTGACATGGTAAAGTTACCTGCATTTTTACCTAAGAAAATATTACTTCCTGTTGATGTTCCGCCAAAGTAAGTATGTAAAAATCTTGTTGCTCCTTTACTGATAAAGCCCTTTTGTTCTCCTGCCACGTTGGCTACTAAATCAATAACTCCATTTGAACTGACCGTTGTTTGTGTCCCGCCTTTAATAATCTTTCCTGTTGTTCCGTTATAAACAGCTATGGCGTTGTCTACGGCAGATGATGGTCCTAACACATCACCACCTACTAAAGATGGAGCGCCACTGTTAGCGTTACAAAACTCAAACCTTGAATCGGTCGTATCGTACCAGTAAAGACCTTGTTCTCCAGTACAATCGTTGTCGTTGACTGCAACATCATTCCGATCAACTTTACCTGTAATTATTGGGGTAGTTAAAGTCTTATTGGTAAAAGTTTCCGTCGCAGCTAAAGACGCTATCTGTCTTTCCTGATTTGACGGAGCCATGTAATATAATAATCCTGATTTGGCATATAAAAGAGCCGCAGTCGTTGCTGATGTTGTCGGAGGTGTTGCAGCGTTTGCGATACCTAAAACTCCAACTCCACCGCCCCATCCATATGCCCATCCAAACCCACCTGCCCCACTAAAACCAAAATTTCCTGCATCTGTAATTGTAAATCTAACACGACCATCTTCTGCGGTTGGAAATGTCCAAAATTCTATATCACCACCCTGCCAATTAAATAATTGAAATTGGTCGCCATACATACCAAAAAAAGCACCTTTACCAGGTCCGCCTTGATTAAGTATTTCAATCCAAGAACCTTCACCGCCATCACCGATGTTTTGAACAGATAAAACATACCCTGGGTAAGTCGCTGAAGCCATTGTCCCTGAATAATTTAAAACTAATGCGCCATTACCTGTTGTGTTAAATTTAGCATTAGGAACTCCAGATTCATTCTGAATTTCAAAAGCTGTTTCAGTCGTGCCAGCAGGCATCTGAACAACTAAACCTTTTTTATCTGTATCTTGAACGCCAATTCTAAATCGGCTATTAGGTACATCCGTTGATAACGTCCCGACTGTCAATGTCCCATCAACATTCAATGACCCTGAAACCATCATATGCCCTTGATCATCTATGGTTACGGCACTATTTTGAATTATCTTACCCGTTGTTGAATCGAATCGTGCTACCGCATTGTCAGTTGAAGAAGCAGGTCCAGTAACATCTCCACCACCACCTGCTCCACCAATATCAACCCATGACCCACCAATATACGCTTGTAATTCGTCATCAGTCGAGTCGTATGCGATCATTCCATTTCGAGGAACTGTGATATTAGCAGATGGGTCAGCCACTCTTGTAACCCTCAAAGCCATATCAGTAGCATATACATCAAGAACAGTTGATGTATCTGGGAAAGTACTAATTCCTATTCTTGGTCCACTTGTTCCTATGTCATCTCCAAAAATTGCTCCACCGATATTCAACTCTTGAATTGAGCTTGAACTTGTCGTATTTGTCGCCGCACCAATCAATATATTCGTATCACCCGTCGTAAGCGTTGACCCAGCAGAAGCTCCAATGATTATATTTGAACCGCCTGTTGTTAAGTTTAATCCAGCTTGATTACCAATAAGCATATTTGATGAGAATGATGAAGAACCAGAAACACCTTTTCCTGCTTGATTACCAATCGCTATATTAACTGAACCAGTCGCAAATTCTAATGCTTGATTACCAATAGCCACATTGTCATCATTAACTGTTATTGATTTAAGAGCGTCAAACCCAACAGCCGTATTACTATCTCCCGTTGTCAATAACTCCCCTGCACCAGCCCCGATCATTGTGTTCTGATAACCATCTGTTATATCATTTAAAGTATTTTGTCCAACCGCCGTATTATGACTGTCTAATGCCGCCGAAGCCCCTGTCTGAGTTAAGTTACCAGACGATTCCCCAACATAAGTATTGTTCCCAAATCCTGTACCCCCAGCGTAAGTATGAATAAACGGAATACTATTTTTATAAATAAATCCTTTTGTTTCATCATTCGTACTCGCTTGTAAATTAATGTTTCCATTATCATCAAGCGTCGTTCCAGAGTTTTGAAGTAACTTCCCAGTCGTTCCGTCAAATCGTGTTATTGCATTGTCGGTAGAAGACGCTGGACCTGCTACATCACCAACAGTTGATAATGCTGTCCAAGCAAAATCACCTCTTAAAAATGTTGTTGAGTCAGCCGTTCCAGTTGTATTTAAATTATCTGCAGTTATTGTCGCACTATCAATCTCTGTTCCTGAAACAGAATCTCTAGGTAAATTTAATTCCCCATCACCTGTACTGTCTGTTAAAATCGTGATTGACGTTACATCAGCAGAACCTAATTGAACTGTTCCTGCCCCATGAGTGTCGAATATTGTATCTGTTGCGGTTTGTGATAAGTTTCTTCCTTTAATCGTAGCAGGTGTGTCTGTATTAAGCCAGAAATTCAAAGCCCCATCTTCCCAAAAAGCTAATGTATCTTCTGTCAATGCTCCTGTTAATTGCGTTCCACCAGCAGCAGTCCCATCAAAACAAGTTGATTTAGCACAATCACCAACAAGCGTTACAATTCCTATTCCAGTCCAACTTCCCCCAGAATACCCCATAAAAATATCGTCAGTCGAATCATAAGCTATCATTCCGTTTCTTGGAACTGTTACGTCTGTTGTCGGATCAGAAAGTCTTGTTACTCTTAACGCTTTATCCGTCGCATTTAAATCTAAAGCGGTTGAAGTGTCTATTGTTGAAGCACCAATAGTCAATTGGTTGGTCGTTTTATTATAAATAAACTCAGCGTCTGCACCGAAAGCACCACTGTCATTTAACTGAACTTGAGTGTCAGAACCGCCTGGTAAAGATGTAACAGCAATCCATTCTCCAGGAGTATCACAAGCACCAACAGAAGGAACACATTGAAAGAATCTTTGACTATCAACTTCATAACAAATAGTATGTGATTTTCCAGTTGTTTCTGCAGTACAATCTGTCGCACTTATAATATGTGAAGCAGAAAATATTTGAGCGAAAGCGTTATTTGAAAATAATAAGATTATCGCTAATAAGAAAAACTTTTTCATCTAACACCTTCTTTCTGAGCTTGTTTATACATTTCGTTTGTTATATCCTTCAGTGTCCTGCCATCACGAACGTTTGATTTTTTTATCATTACAGCACCATTAAATCCTTCTAAACATTTTTTACATCTCAAACAAACAGGATTTGCGTTATCGTAAATATGTTCCAATACAAAAGAAGCACTTACTTCCGGCTGATAATGATTATTATAATCTGGAATCTTTCGACCTAATCTATCTCGTTTATATTTCCATTTTCTAATTCCCCATTTCTTACAATCATCATCAGACATTTTTGCGTCTTTAGTAAAAGGATTTTCTTCAATCTGGAAAGGATTTTTTCCTGGTTTGACAATGTGATGGCGAGGACACC